CTCCTAACTAAAACCAAAGGAGGTGTATATTTGCTCCAACCAATTCTCACTCTCCCAAGCGGCACCGAATTAAAGGGCGGCTCCCCCGGCAGCGCGGTGAAGAGCCTTACCCTGCACACTGCGGTGAACTCCGGGCAGGAATTTACCATCGGCTCTGCGTTTTCGGACTACATTGAAGCCGAAATCTGGGCGGACCCGGGCGGCAGTTTACAGATCACTGCCGGGGATGCCCTGACCTACTACCGGCAGGACGATGCCGGGAGCCGCACCAAGGTGAGCGTTTTCTATGCTGAAAAGCCCACCCGCACCAAGCGCAACAGCTACAAGATCACGGCCTACGACACCATGTCCAAGCTGGATGCGGACTTCTCCGGCTGGCTGCGGGCCAATCAGGCACAGTTCCCCAAAACTATCTGGCAGCTGGTTCAGCTGGCCTGCCAGCGGGCGGGGGTTACGCTGGCCAGCAGCAGCCTGCCCATCAATGGCAGCTACAGCGTGCAGGCGTTCTATGCGGATGATTTAACCTGCCGACAGATTATCTCCTGGGCGGCGGAAGCAGCAGGCTGCTACGCCCACATGAATGCAGACGGCAAGCTGCAATTCTTGACCTACACAGACAAGCGCAGCACGGCTAAAATCACCCCGGACGGCGTCAGCAACAGCACCGCCTATTATGCTGACAGCCTGAGCTACGAGGACTACACGGTCAAGGCCATTGAGAAAGTCCAGATCCGGCAGTCGGACAGTGACGTGGGCGTGATTTACCCCGACAGCACCACTGCCACCAACACCTATGCAGTGCAGGGCAACCTGCTGCTGACAACCGGCACCGAAGCCAACCTGAAAACCGTTGCCCAAAACCTGTACAACGTGCTGAAAAGCGTGACCTATACCCCGTGCAAAGTGGCCGTGCCCAGTGGTTCCGGCCTTGCCTGCGGGCAGATCGTACACGTTAAGGACGCACGCGGGCGGGAGTTTGATACCTACCTGATGAGCGCCACAATCTCCTCCGGCAAAGCCAGCTTTGAGAGCGTGGGCAGCGCCAGCCGGGAAAGTTCCAGCGCGGTGAACAGCCAGAGCTACAAGAACCTGACCGGCAAAATGCTGGAGATCAAGACCAGCGTGGACGGCCTGACCGTGACCGCGAGTGAGCTTTCCGGCAATTACAGCGAGCTGAAACAGACGGTGGACGGGCTTTCGGCGGAGGTGAAAAAAGACACCAAAATCACCGGCGGTGGGAACCTGATCCTGGGCAGCGAGAGCTTCAAAAATGCCACCTATGTTGGCATTGACAGCAGCGTTGTGTATGGCGACGATGGCAGTGCAACAATCACCAATGCGAACACATGCCGCGGGTTCAAGTTCAACACCGTTGGCGCTCATATCACCGAGGGCGTCACTATATGCATGTCCGTCATGTACAAACTCATTTCCGGCACTGATGCGCTGCGGATGGGCATTGCGTTCAAGGGCGATAACGGACAAAATTACATTGCCTCCATAAAAACCGCTGACCAGCTCGAAATTGAGCAGACGGACGGCTGGGTGCTGCGGTATGGTACATGGACGCCCCGCCATAACTATACGGGCATTCTAGAAACTGTCGAGTTTGACAGCAATGACAACTGCACCAATAAGCTTGAGCTGCTGCACCCCATGCTGCAATACGGCAACGCGCCGACCGCGTGGAACGCCAGCAGCGGCGACTACCTGACGCAGGAAAGCGCCAAAAGCCTGTTTTCGCAGACCGCTGACGAGATCAAAACCGAGGTCACAAAGTCAGTGACCGAAACGGTAACGGCCAACGTGAAGGAAACCGCCACCAGCGCTGCCAATGATGCCGTTGACAGCAAGCTGCAGGATTATGCCACCACAGCAACGGTGGAGAGCCTGAAAGAAGATGTCTCCAACATCAGCCAAAAGGCGGACGGCATCAGCACCAAAGTCAGCAGTCTGGAACAAACCACCACGACCATTTCGGATGACCTTGACAGCACGAAACAGGAGTTCAAGACGGTCAAAAAATCGGTATCCGCGATTGACCAGAAAGCCGACAGCATCACCCAGACCGTGACCCAGCGGATCACAGGCGGAAACAACATTATTACCGAAACGGATAACTGGAACAATGCGTCCATGGATGCAGGCGGCAACGACCTGAGCAAAAAAGGAACATACACGATCAGCGGCGAATCCGTCCATGTGACGAACAAGGCCCGGAACACCCGCTTCCACTTTGGGGCGGACAAAACGCTGGTGATTGCCAAGGGCATGACCTACTGCGCATCGGTGCTGTACAAGCTCAACTCCGGCACCGACAGCCTGTTTTTGCAGTTCGAGACCAAGAGCAGCAGCGGCACAAAAAGCTATTACGGCTCCGCGTTCAAGCAGGCCCAGCAGGACATTGCGCTGGATAATGGCTGGAAGCTGCGCTGGGCAGCCTTTACGGCTACTGCCGATGGATATGCTGACGGCCTGTTTGTGAGTACCGCGAACGATAACGCCACCGTTACCAATGACCTGACCATCATGCACCCCATGGTGCAGATGGGCAATGCACCCACTGCCTGGACGGCCAGCACCGGGGACTATCTGACCACCGCCGAAACCAAGACCGAGATCAAACAGACGGTGAGCGAAATTAAGCTAACGGCTTCCACCAGCGGCACTTCCAGCACCATCAAGCTGACGGCGGGCGGAACAGAGATCACCAGCACACAGATCAACCTATCCGGCGTGGTGACATTTTCGGATTTGAGTACCTGGAACCAGGACAAGACGATCATCAACGGCGGAAACATTACCACCGGCCAGATACACAATCTCAACTACACCACGGTGTACGACCTGGACAACGCCTGGATACGGATGGGCACCAGCGACGGGAACCGGGTGTACATCGACAAGAGCGGCATCCAGTGGTACGGGGGCACCGCCACCAGCAGCGGGATGTCGCAGGGGGTGATCCAGAACGGGCTGAAAACCACGACGGAGGGCGACACCACCATTTTCTGCGCGGACACCCGCTACCAGAAATACGGATGGTGGCACGACAGCAGCTTTCAGGGCATCACGATCGAGCAGGTGGACAACAGCGTGGGGTGCAGCGGAAAACTGGAGGTGAACCAGGGCATCCAGTGCCGTTCCCTGAGCGCGTGGGACGCCAAGAACCGCATTGTACGCACCGATTTTGGAAACCTGGCCATCAACGCGGTGGAAAGCCCGGAGCCGATGTTCTGCGATGCGGGCAGCGGCGAGTGTGATGAAACCGGCCTTTGTTACATCGCAACCGAACCGCGCTACCGCGAGACCGTGAGCGAAACGCAGGATTTGCGCTGGGCGCTGACCCCGACGGGCGCAAGCGCCGCGCTGTGGGCAGAAAAAACGGCCTTTGGCGCAATCGTTCACGGCCCGGCGGGACAGTGCTTTGACTGGGTGTGCTGGGGCGTACAGCGCGGCTTTGAGGGCGTGTACGCCGACGTGAGCGATGCCAAGTACCCGGAGGAGGAGAACCGGGGCGCGGCCCTGCTGGACGCGGCGGAAACAGAAGCGGCGGTGAGTTTGCCACTGACGATAGAAGAAGCGAGTTGAAAGGAGATTTGACCATGAACAAAATCACAGGCTTTAGCGTGCTGACGACCGGCGAGGGGGAGCGGGTGACGCTCTCTTACAGCGTGCTGGACGCAGACGGCAACATTGTGAGCACCAACAACCGCAAGAACTACGTTGTACTGGACGAGGACGTGCTGACGGCGATCGCCACCATCCGCACCGACGCGGCGGCGCATTTGGAGGGCTGAGATGAAGAGCATTGACAAGCGCGTGCATGACCTGCGGAGGGACGTGGAGGGCACGTTCAACCGGTACGGGTTCAGCCTGGCAGTGGACGAGCTGGTGCTGGAAAACATTTTGCAGGCCGTGCGCGCGCAGATGCAGCAGGACGCGGACGAAGAGCCGAAGAAACAGGACGCGACGGCACAGGCTAACCTCGCAATCGCGCGGATGACGCAGGCGCGGAGCAAGGGCGACCAGACCGAAAGCGCGCCGACTGATGACGTAACGAGAAAGAGGTGAACTCCATGGCATCCATCTGGCAGATCACCCTGTCTGGCTATGACGCGCAGGCCGCGTCTGAAAGCGGGCAGAGTGCGACCGGAAAAATCGCCCTTGGCACCTGGGGCAGCTATGGGCATGAAACCATCCAGGTAACTTTAGCCGAGCCGTGGGATGTTTGTACTTTGGTGACGGCGACCTTTTGGCCGACCTATCCTCCCGACCACTGGGACACGCCTGGCATTCGCGTGGCGCTGGGTACGGACGGCCTGCTGACCGTGCCGCCGGAAGCGACGAACCGGCCAACGCAGACGGGCCGAGTTGTGTTTGAGGGCTTAGCCGACAACGAAAAAATTATCAGCGCGGATGTGCGCTACACGGTGCGCGACCACGCACCGACCGGCGGCACTGAGAGTACCGCCACGCCAAGCCTGCTGGAGCAGCTCTTGACGCAGACCGGCAGCAACGCGCAGGTCGCGGCCCAAAGTGCGGACGCGGCAGCCAAGAGCGCCAGCGCGGCGGCCGAAAACGCGGATGCGGCCTCTGCCAGCAAAACGGCAGCGGCGACCAGCGAGGGCAACGCAAGTGCCAGCGCCGATGCTGCGGCCAAGAGTGCCGAGATGGCGGCGGACAGCCAACAGGCGGCCAAAGCGTCCGAGGCTGCCGCGCAAAAAAGCCAGCAGGCGTCCGAGGCTGCCGAAGGCGAGGCGGACGCCGCAAAGGATAACGCACAGAGCAGTGCCGAGGCCGCTGCCAAAAGTGCAAGCGCTGCAGCTGGTAGCGAGTCCGCAGCGGCAGAAAGCGCCGCTGCCAGTGCTGCCAGCCAAGCGGCGGCAGCGGCCAGTGAGTCCAATGCCGCGGTCAGTGAGACCAACGCCAAAACCAACGCGGATGCCAGCGCCAAAAGCGCCGAGGCGGCGGCAGCGTCAGCCTCAGCTGCCGCCGACAGCGAAAAAAGCGCGAAATCCAGCGCGGACGCAGCCTCTGCCAGTAAAGCGGAGGCGGCTAACAGCGCCAGCGCCGCGGCCACCAGTAAAACGGCAGCGTCCACAAGTGAGAGCAACGCCAAAACCAGTGCCGATGCTGCGGCCAAGAGCGCCAGCGCGGCGGCGAGCAGCGCGAACTCTGCCGCAGGCAGCGCTACCACCGCAGCCGACAGCAAAACCGCCGCCGCGACGAGCGAGGCCAACGCCAAGGCCAGCGCGGACGAGGCAGCGGCTAGCATGAAGGCAGCAGCCGCAAGTGCGCTGGAAGCGGCGGGCTATGCCGGGCTGAGAAACATCGGCTGGGCAGTGGACAAAAGCGACGGTCATTTATCCATGATCTATACAACAGACACAGACTAAGGAGGGCAAAACCATGTCAACGCAAGTAGTTGACTTAGTGCGGGACAGCACGATGCAAAAGATGCAGGCGGAGCTTGTGGGCGTCCACAAAGCCAGCGTGCTGGCCAGCGGCAGCACAGCAGCCATCGACCAAATGTACAACGCGCTGGTGAACAACGCCAGCACAGTGGCCGAAGTGAACGGCCTGTTTGTACAGTGGTGGCGGGCCAACTGGACGGAAGGCACCACCACCCGCAACGAACTTTTAGAGCGCTGGTTCGGCACTGTGCTGGACGATGACCGCGTGCACGGCGTGAAGTTTCCACTATTTCCCACAAGCGAGACGGCCAT